TTGAGGATTTCTGGCCGTAATATTGGCCTTGGTGCGCTCCACATTGGCAAAAAAGAGGTTCAGCTCAACAACGTTGTGGGAATTTCGCATGCGCTGCAGGCTATGGGTTCCCCGGTAAAGCTGGTAATTGGTGGACCACCGCTCAGGCAGGCCAAGCCGGTCCCGCTCTTCCCGGGCCAGCTCAAACATCTGCCAGGCCCAAGCCGCAACATCCTTATCCCCTTCAGGCGGAGGGTTGGCGATTGTCCACTTTGGGTTCGGCATGGGGGCTGCTGCAAGAGAGGTCGGCTGTTGCATGGTTATTTCCCTTTTTTGGGCTTCGGAGCTTTGGGCTTTTTGCTTTGATGGTCAAAAGCTTTATCCAGCCGGGCCTTCTGCTTTTCCTTTCGCACCAGATAAGAGCCGTGAGGCCCTCCGGTTCCTTTGTTACTTTTCTTCTGTCCTGCCATCTTGCTTATCTCCCTTCTTTTGTGGCCGCACGATCAGCCCCATTTTTGGTGAAACATAGGCCGCCCCGCAGTTGGGGCAGTTCATATGCCCTGGTCCGTCTCCCGGCGGCGGAGTGTTGAAATCCTCCCATCCCCATGAGCGGTAAGGCTCCTTTAACCGGGCCATGGAAGTGTTGGGCAAACGGACCGGATCAAAATGCTCGGTTGTCTCGTGATACCGCCCCTTGCACTGGGGACAGACCACATCCATGACCGGGGTTGAACCCTTCTGAGTCTTTTTCTTCCCGGACTTGGCCGGCTTTGCTTTTTGCACGGCCAGTCTCTTTTCCATGCTTTTGCTCTGAGCCATGCCCTATGCCTCCCCCGGCGCTTTGCCTTCTTCATCCTCCTGAGCTTCTGGTTTCGGCGGTTCTGGCGCTTCAAACGGCCTTGCAGCCCCATGTTTGCCATATCGTTGATATCCGCCGCTTGCCCCGAAAATGGTTTCACCCGGGTCAAAAGATTGTTTAAAGCGGTCCATGTGCTTTGCAAGACTTTCCGGAACCTGCTCGCTTAAATCCGGCTCGGAAGCGTCCAGACCATCATCAATGTGATAGGCCCCACCCTTGCCTGTGCTAAACAAATCCCCGGCGTTGCCGCTGGCCTTGTAAACTAGGTGTCCGCCATGCAAATGCCAAAAGTGCGATTGCCGTTAGAAATTCCATCTAGGCCTCCACCGCTTCGTAATTCTTTTGAAAGAAAGCCTTGCCCACATACCACTGGTCATTGTGATTGTCGGCATTGCGAGCAATCATGCCTCCCGGTTCAGGTGTGTCTTCTGGGTTTACAGATATTCTCGAAAGATCTTCCCCGGGCACATAAGGCCGCATTTCCTGCAATGCCTTCTTTCGGTACTTCTTCCATTCCGGCATTTCTGTTTCTCCCTTCCCCAATAAAAAAAGCCCCATAGATCCACAGTTGTGGACCCATGAGGCTTTAGCGTTATGGGCTTGCTCCCGCGCGTTGCTATTGCGAGGCACAGAAGCGGTTAAATTTTTATCTTACTGCAATATAAACTCGCAAAGTAACCTGTTTGAGCTATCTCCCTCATCAACACCTATCTCAACACTGACAGGCTGCATAAATACAGGGGTTTTTACGTTTTCAGAGGAACAAAAAAACTGCACCCCATTCCTAAATAGTTCCTGCAATTCTCTTATTTCTTTAAGAGTAAGCTCCCCCAGCTCTATTTCATCAGCCCCAATGTAATCAGGGCATAAGCGAGTTAAGATCTTTAAACTCAAACCTTCTCCCCCTTTGCCAACTTTTCAAGGAGGGATATGGTGAACTTAAATCCCCGAATCAAAGCCCTTATGATCTGCCTGGATTCCTCGTTCATAAATCCCCGTATCCGTCGTCAATATGGAAAGCGCCCGAGTTGTCCGGCGCGTTTAAAACAACTTCCCAATCCTGCTCGGCCTGGGTCTTGGGCTTTTTATCTTCTGCAATAGCCAGATGAGAAGCGAATGTATATGCCAGCGCATCGGCTGTGTCCGGAGACGCCAACCCGCGCTTTTTCATGTCTTCCTTTTTTTCAAGCTGAATGCGCCCCTTGGCGTCATACTGATATTCCGGCCCGATCAAGTCGTCGTAAAGCTCCTGGTCATTTGCCGGAATCGAACCACCAGCCCGCAGCCAAGCCAGCATATCACCCCACAACTCCGCCCGCTTGTTGTAATACACCAGCGGGTCCCGGGCAGGATCTCCGCCGAGAACCTCAAAAATAATCGAGCCATACCCAAGCTGCCGGAGCCGGTCAATCACACCAGCGCCGATGCCCACAGCGTCAACATTAACAGCCCTGGGGCCATACTTCTTTATGGCCTCAACAACAAAAGCGGCAAGCTGCATAGTATCCATCTTGAGAAACCTGCGGATCTCATGGGTCTGCAACCCCTGGCGCACATAGATAATAGACTTGTCATCCCCGAACCGGGCCACATCCACACCAATGACTATCGGTGCCCAATTCCAAATATGCTCGTTGGGCCTGCCGTAATCCTTTGCCTGGGCTTCTTCCACCACATCAGACGGAATGAACTGGGCAACTGATGCCCTGGGGAACTGACCCTTTACACGAACCCTTACAAAGTCGGAATCCTCTCCGTAATCCTCAATCCACTGTTGCACCTGGGCCTGGTTGACCATCTTCGCTGTTCGCGAATCAATCTGCCTGGTGATCCACCGATGCCGATACCGGCCAAAACATTCCTTAAACCGCCCGGTGTTTTGAGTCGGGTTGCCAAATGCCACCCACAGCGTACCCGGAGTGGTCATAGCCCCTTCAGCAACTTCCCAAATAATGTCGTCAATGATTGAGGCTTCATCAAAAAGAAAAAGCACATGGTCTTCATGGGTTCCGGCAAACGCCTCTGATTTTTCTTTTGTCCAGGGGATAGCTGCAGCAAACCAGGTTTCATGATGATCGTTGTGATGAAAGCGAGTTGCAGTCCACTTAAACAAATGCCCGTCCCGGGCTTTTTTGTTCCACTTGGCCAGCTCCCGCCAGGTCTTTGTTTCAAGCTGATTTTTTGTGTTGGCAGTAACAACCACCTGGGGATGAGGCCTGGTTCCCATAAACCATTTCAGAATCCAGGAAATAAGAGCGCTCTTACCAATGCCGTGCCCGGAGGCCACAGCCACCCGGACCGATGCCATCTTTTCTTCGGCTGCCCCGTACTTGCCGGCTGCAGCCAGGCGCATAGCCTCGCCGATGTCGTTTAAAACATCAGCCTGCCACTTATCCGGACCCTCGCCCTTGTCAAAATCCCAGTCCCAGTTAAACAGCACATAGCCCAACGGATCATAGACAAATTCCGCCAGGGCCAGAATCAGCTGTTCATCAGGGGATATGTCGCGGGCCGGTGCTCCCATTGGCTATAACTTTTCCTCGTCAAGCTTATGATCCCCACACCAGTCGGACGAAAAAACAACCGGATACCCGTTCATGGTAGGGGCATGCCGCCGGCAGCGCCCAATAATGCGATCTTCGCGCTGCACTGCGCTGGTCTGTTTTTCAACAAACCACATGCAGGTTTTGCACTTCATGTTATCGCTGCGATGCCGCCAGGGATCTTGTGTTTGCCCCTGGGCCCCATAAGGGCTGACTTCCTCACTCATGGTTTTTCCCCTCCATAATCTTTGCTTTCTGCTCCAAGGCCCGGTTCAAGGCCTGCTCATGGGTGTGCTTGATTTCACCCTTCACGGTATGATCATGCTTTTCAGCTGCATAACTGCCACGGACTTTTAATGCCATATCCAGGGTCCGCCGCTGTAATTCCAGGTTTTCAACCTCAATACCGATCAGGCTCTCGGCTTCATCATAGAAAAACTTACCGTCCGGACTGGACTTGCTTTGTTTTGACTTCGCCAGGGTTTTAATCCCTGGGGCCAGGTCCTCATCGTCGATAAGGCCTTTCAGTGTCTGGAACTTGGTCTCTCTTGCATCCAGCAAATAAAGCAGCTTTTGCTTTAGTGCGGCCTCTGACAATCCCACTTCATCAAGCCATTTAGTAATCTTTTCGGTTAGTAATGTGAAGTTTTGACATCCAATTTGGCGGAAGGAATCATTGCTTGAGGCCTTATAGCCGGCTGCCCTGGCTGATTCGGTTTTATTAAGAAAAGTCGAGGGGTTAGACTCATCGAGGTAATACTTCAGCCACAAATCCCGCTTTGAAATCTTGGGAGCTTTTGGCTTCTGTTTTTGTGATGTTTTTTTGACCGTCATAACCGCCTCATTTTGTGGGATAAAACATTCTGCCTAAATTGTGGCATGAAAAAATATTTTGTAAAGCAGAAAAATCCGTTTCGATTTAATATAAAATCATAGACTTATGTCATTTTTTATATT